TCCCGATGTAGCATTTCTGCCAAGCGCGGTATTTACATCTAAAGTTGCTGGACTATCTCCTACTAAAAAATTAGTATCTTCAAAAAATTCAGGCGTATCTACAACCACAGCTGAACCTGCAAGTGCTGTTATTATATCGTCTTGCTTATCTTCTGTTGCTGGGTCTATTCTTGTATTATCTATTTTCTTAATACCTACTATTTCAAATCCTCCACCTGATATAGCTTGTGCTATTGCGTTATAGAATTGGTTATCTGTTGATACGAGCTTAACTGCAAACGCTTTATCTGGATTTCTATGTTTATCTAATGCTTTATCTATTCCACCCAATAATCCTTGTAGAAATCTACCTAATAATCCCTCGTTATCCTGTTTATCTATCCATTTCCTCCACCATTTTGGTTCTTTTACTCCAAATTCTTTCGGTATTATCGCTTTAGGTATGTCTTTTAGATTAGCTATCTTGAATTCAGTCGGGAAATCTTTTTGTTTCGGTGGGATTGGGAAATTCTTTACATCTACATTAAATTTATTCGGAAATTCTTTCTGTTCAGGATATTTTGGAAAGTTTTTTACATTTACTTTTATATTTTCAAAGAACTTTTGTAATTCTTGTAAATTTTTTACATCAATCTCTTTCGGAAACTCCTTTTGCTCTGGAAAATTAGTTACTTTCATCTCTTTCGGGAACTTTGGGAAGTTTTTTACATTCATTTCAGTTGGAAACTCTGGAAAGTTTTTTACATCAATTGCTTTTGGAAACTCTGGTATTTTAATGTCTTTACCTTTTATTTCTCCCAAAAGCGTAGCCAATTCACCAAATTTCGCCAATAACTTGTCTTTATATTCCTTTTCTTCAATTGCTCTCTGCTTTTCGTATTCTTTTTTCTTCTTTCTATTATCATCTTTTATAACTTCTTTAATTTTTTCTTTATATGTCGTCATTTTTAGCTTCTTTAATTGCTTCTATTGTTTCTTCCATTACTTCTTCCTTGACTTTAGATACATCTTCCTTAATCTCTTGCTTAATATCATCTTTTATCTTATCTAAATTCTTCTTATCGTTTTCTTGTTGTTTGCGTAGTACCATTGCTTGCTTTCTTGGTATTGGAACAATAGTACAGCGACAATTAACATGTAGTGTTCCTCCTGTTACATCTGCATAATCTAATTTAAGCGGTGTCTCTGCGTTACCTAAAAATGTATCGCCTTTATTAAAATAATTTGTATCTAACCCAACTATTTTTCCTTCCATAGGAGCGCAATAATCACAATTATGTACTAGTATTCCTTCTGCAAAATATGTATGTGCATCTTCTACTTCAAAATTATATACATAGAATGCTTTACAGCTTGCGATTTGTTTGATATAATATCTATAAGTGTTAAGTATAAAAATATGAGGTGTAAGTATTGTCAAAAAGATTTTAAACAAAGACAAAAAAGTAATATTTATTGTTCTAAAGATTGCTATCATAAATCTACAAAAACAGGAAATAATGTAATATGTAAATATTGTAAAAAATCTTTCTATACTTATAATAAAAGAAAAAGGGCTTATTGTTCTGTTAAATGTTATCGCCTCGCTAAAGCTATTAAAACTATTACTAAAATATGTCCTGTCTGTAATAAATCTTTTATCGTCACCAAGAGTATATCTCATAGGTACAAAGTTTGCAGTTTGCAATGTAGACATAAGTTTAGAACTAAAAGTATTTGTCCTACTTGTGGAAAGATTTTCAATGACAATCGTGGAAAAAGAACTCATTGCTCTGAAGAGTGTCGTCGTCCTATTGTAAAAACTACTTGTGTTAATTGCAGTAAGGAATTTAGAATAGTTCCTTCTCAAAAAGGTATAAGACGATTTTGTAGTTTTTCTTGTTATCGTAAATATTGCGGAGAAACAACGATAGAAAAAACTATTAGAGAAACTCTTGAAAAACTTGGGATATATTTTATTCAAGAATGCCAAATTAAAAGTTTTTCTATTGATTTTTTTATTCCTGTCTTGAATATTTGTCTCGAAACAGACGGAGATTATTGGCATAATGACCCTGTTAAAGATAAAAGACGGGACAAAAAACTCAAAGAACTTGGTTATAAAGTTGTACGCCTTAAAGAATTTGATATTAACAATGCTAACAACCTTGACGATTTGGTTATCACTTGTCTGAAGTTTACTTCCCTTAAATAAATCTTTAATTTTAATCCATCCTTTTTCTGCTTCGTGTACTGGATGTTCTTCTGTCGCTATAACTTCCCTCCTATCGGAGGTTTTTATTTTAACCATTACATCACCATATTTTCTCTTGTCAGCTTTTATAACTTTTTTAAATCCCTTATCAGATAAAACAATATCTCCTTCTTTTATATCTTGAATTTTCTTTTTGCCTTTTTGTGTATCAATTAAAGTATTCTCTGGGAAACATCGTCTATCGTCAGGAACAGTTACCCACCTTTTAGCTCCAACAACTCCAGATTGCTTGTATCCTTCTAATTTTGAAAAATTAGCTAATCTTGATGTTTCTGTTCGTGCTATTGCTGTTGCTCTTGTGTTTGTTGCTTCTTTAAATACTTCTTTAATTCTATTTCTTATCTTTAATATACCTTCTCCTTCTTTTTCTGCTTCTATGATTTGATTAAGTATATTCCCTCGTGTTACTTCGTTTATCTCTTTAGCAAACTTTAGTCCTTCTGTTGCCATAAAATCCATTACTCTATTATTGATATTAAATGTCATATCTAATCCTAAAATTGCAAAAGCATCATCACCATATTTCTGTATAAGTGCTATTTCTAATGGTTCAAACTCTTTGATAGCTATACCTACCTCTTCTTTCATATCAAACTCAAACTTAATTTTTGTTTTAGCTTTGACTACTTTAATTTGTTTTAGGATTCTTTTTTCTTGTCCTTTAAAATATTCAATTGATTTATTTTTAAAAGTTAGTTCGTCTGCTGTTAATTTCTTTATATATTCTTTAGCAAATTCATCTAACCATTCTTTTGTATAAATATCTTTGAATACTTCTTCCGCCTTTTCCTCTTCACCTTCAGCTTTTATATTCTTCTTCTTAGAAAATATAGCTTTAAGCTGTGGTTTTAATTCGTCTTTTATCATTTTACTGATAATCTCTTTTTTAGTTCGTTTAAGTCTTGTTGTATTTAATCTTAATCGTTTCGCATTATCTGATGTTCCTATTACTATCAAGTTACTTGGGATATAGATATTATCCCCATTCTCTACTTTATCAAATCCTTCTTCCTGTCGTATCTCGTTTGGTGTTAACCAACCATTCTTAATACCATTCTCAAAATATGCTAACTTTTCTTCGTTAGTTTGTATAACTGGATTCTCAAAATCAAAAAATAAATCATCATCATAATCTGATAATAAAAATTCATTCAAATATGAAACTATCTTGCGTGTTTTAGGTATAATTGTGTCATTCAAAAATGCTCGTTCTTCAACAGTTGCGCTGGCTTTATTTGAATTCTCTGACATAATAATTCCTTTCGGTACACCGAATATAGCAAATATTTCATCTCTGCTCATCTTTCTCTGTTCAATAAAGTCCATATCTTTTTGTGTATATCCAATCTCTTTATAATCTACTGAAGCTTTATCCGGATATTTGTTTTCTAAAATAGCTACCTTATGAGCATTTGCTATTCCTTGATGTCCTGCTTCCCATTGAGTCCTAACTCTTTGATATTGTTCTTCACCTAAAGTACCAGGATATATAATAATCCCTTTAGGTTGAGCTGAGTTCTCAAAAAACTGCCAATTCCATCTTTGAGCTGAACGATCAGAAGCTACTGCATATTCTGCCGCTTTCATTGGAGAATACCCTCTATATGGGTTAGTAGGGTTTATTTCTTTGAAATGTATCATATCAGAAGCTTGGAAAGGTATTTGTTTTGATGTACCTGGGACTGTGTACATATATCCATCCACAAAGTTTTCTGTGCTTGGTACTACATCCATATATTTTGGATTGAAATATGGGTATATAGATACTACTTGGTTACCAGCTCCTCGTATCTTCCACCAAAAACATTCCCCCGCTAAATCCATCATAGTAGATGTCCATTCAAATAAATCATATCGTGTCATAAAGTTATTGACCTTATCCATCAAATCAAAAACTTCATGAGATTTTACCTCCTCAAATTCATCTTCATTTTTTCTGCGATAAAGCAATAGCTTAATTGCAGCTATTCTTTGTGCTTTCTTTTTTACCGATACATGAGCCCATGAACGATATTCTTTCATCTGTGCTCCTACATCATTAAGAGCTGGCTCTAATTGTCCGTGAGACGCTCTTGGTGTAAAGCTTGGTAATTCTTTTGGTTGTTTACCACTACTTGGAACGGATATTGCTGTCCCAAATAATCTTTGTATAAATTCTTTAAACATAAAAAACGGAGTAATTATAAAATGTTTATAACTCTCCGTCTTGTGATGAGTATAGTTCTTTTTCTTATTATCTACATTATATCATAAAATGTATATTTGTGTCAACATTCATTCTCTATCTCTGTTATTTCTTTCAAGTCCAACCTAATAGATTTCAAAGGCTGGAATATTTTTACTGGTTCTCCTCCAATACATTCAAGCTCACATCGCATATATCCATTTTCACGAATAAACTTTAATAGATTATACTCACCTCTATTTACTTTGATTGTGATTTCTTTCTGTTCTCCTGACATAATTTTATTAAATTTTTAAAATCTTTTACACTTTTCTTAATATCACATTCTTCTTTGATAAACTTTAATTTTTCTGCTACTTCTATTTTACGCTGGTCTGGGTCTAAAAACAATTCTAATTCTTCAAGAGTATTAGCTACTGGCATACCACAAGCCCACGCTATCCAAGTTTTATTTTCTGACTTGTATATAAATCTTTTGTTTCGTTCTATCGGCTGTGGATTTAAAACTATATCTCCGTAAGTTAAATCAAACTTTATTGTATCCCAATTAAATTGTTTATTGATTATCTCAACACCACAACTATTTAAGTTTACATAATCTTGATTTGATACAACTGTTAGACTTAAATCTAAACTACCAAGTGTCGGCAATATCATAGGCAATACATCTTTAGCGTTATTATGATACCCAAACCATACAACATTAGTCGCTTTGCCACTATGTTCTTTTTTGTAGTTAAAAAACTCTAAATCTAATCTATCAGGAATATGTTTTACTGGACATTTAACTACCTTCTTAACATAATCATACAATCCTTTTGATGAACAAGTTATCGCATCAACTTTTTGTGATATTTTAACAAGCTCTAATGCTCCAGTTAAAAAATCAGGGTCAACTAAATCCAAGATTTTTATTCCAGGATAAGCGTCCATCATTTCTTCCCAATATACTTTCTCAAATATCATTACATCGCTTTTAGCGCCCTCACTCCATAAACTTGCTTCGTCCCAATGTTTAATAAGCCAGTCGCCTCTAATTATAGATGACCCAACTGTACCATGAGTTCTACCATTCTTTCTTTCCCATGTTAATATTTTTATTATCTCCATACATATAAACTTAGTTGCTTAATCCAATCCTCTCGGTATCTTTTATAATTGAAATTTTCTAAAGCTGTTTTTTTACCTGCTTGCCCGACCGCCAAGCATTGTTCATATTGTGTTTCTAACAATGAATGAACTACATCAGCTATATATTCTGGATTGTTTGGTACTATAATCATATTCTCGTTTGGTTTTACAAATCGTTCTAAATCGTGAGCTCCTTCAACTTGGACAACACAGCTTCCAGATAATTGACTTTCCGTCCGAGCTCTATTCATCGGTGTTCTAACTGAAGTATCAAGGTACACTAAAGACCTACCTAAAAACTCTCTGTACTTATCAAACGATTTACCTGTCTCTACATTTATCCTTGCCCAGTTTAATTTTATACCATACTTTCTATCCAAGTGAGTAGCAACTTCGTGCATACATTCTCTATTATAATATGTATCACAACCACCAGCAGATAAAGATGTAAATACTCTCGGCTCTTTCGGTAAATCCCACCAGTCGTCTGGATTCATTCCATGCCATATAGGAATACCCCAACCCCACTCATCTAAAGTAGCTGACTGGTAAGAATTAACAACCATAGGATTATCTCCTACAATTTCTCTCATCGCTTTCTTACATTTTTCTTCAGCATACTCAAAAGACTGGTCATCGCCTATCTTGTGGTATTCAGGCCATACTGGGCTTCCGTGATTGATAACTATCTTCGGTATATCTTGTATTAGTTGGTTCAACTCTTTATACAGCTTTGATTTCCCCATATTCGGCTTAGTGCATTGCTGGTCAACATCAAGTATAGCCAAGTCATATTTGTTTGGTTCATAGTATGGTACGAACTGTGCGTTCTCTGGTAATGGTCTTGTTTCATAAAACCATGTCTTGGTTGAGTTGTGGATAAAATAGAAATCAGCATCGTCTTTTAGTGCATTGAATAGGTCCCAGAAATGCATGCATTTAACAATGCCAGACGCTACTAACTATTTTAAGTTTGCTTCGTTTTGTCATGGCTGGCACCACCCCCTTCGAAATATGTTAATCATAAAGTTTTACTCAATAATTATTTCTCCGCCAGCAGAATCTTTTTTGAACGGAGTATGCACTGATAAAAGATGTGTTATTAGTGTTCCTTTATCTGTTAATGTTAAAATCTTTTCAATATGGTCATCGTTTTTCGCTATCAAACAGATTTGTCCTCTATCTGTTTCAAGCCAACAGGTTATTTCATCGTTTTCTTCTTGGTTGTCTCTGATTTTGTACTTAATCATATAATTTTTCTTAATACTTTTCTAAAATCTCACAAATCTCATCATACAAAATACCTTCATTGTTTTTATCAAAATCTTTTTTTGACTCTAGTATTATTTTTTTTACTATAGCCATATCTTTTACTATGCTCGGAAGAATATCTATTACACAATCATCTTCTAAAAGCTCTTTATATTCTTTATCCATTTTTACTTTATTTTCATCTGTTAAAACATAATTATTGTTTTCTACTTTTGGTTTACCTTTTTCATCTTTTTCTGCATAATTTTCTGCAATAGCAATTCTTTTAGCTTCATTGTCTTTTGTTTTTCCGATAATTACTTTTACTATTTGAGTTTTACTTCTTAACTCTTGTCCGTGTAAAGGGACATTCAATAAACTTAAGAAAAAGTTTAATTGATAATTTTTTAATGTAAGAGTTTTACACTCTTTTGTTTTCTTTTCTTCCATATATTTTTATTAATTATTATTCATACATCTTCTGCAATAAATGTTTAGCTCGCCAAATCTCTTTCTTCTTATTCTTGCCTCCTGAACTCTTTACTATCTCTCTACACTTAACATCTTTGTTTTGTGTCATCTTATATCCTTGTCTCTCAAAGCGTGTGCGTGTTTCTTGTGATAGACCGCCATACATAGTCAATCGTTCACAGAACATTCCAGCGTTCATAAACTCTTTTCTGTTTATCCAAGCAAAGTTTTCTATAAAAGCTGTCTTTGTTGATTCTTTACCTTTGATAATCTTTAAGCCAAACCCAAATGTCTTTGAATCTAATCCTTTAATAATATTCTCTAAAGCGTTTTCTTCTAAAGCGTATCTATCATCAAGGAATAGCAATGTATCTCCTAACGCTTCTATCGCTCCCATATTTCTTGCTTTAGCTAATCCATAGTCAAGTTTATCTCCTGTCTTTAGATATAATACTGGTGTTCTGAATTGTTTTTTAGCTTCTTCTACAACTAATCTTGTGTTGTCGGTAGAGCCGTCATCAGCTACGATTATCTCTTTTGCTTCATACCCTTGATTTTCTATTGATGATAATACTTCTACTAATTTATCAGCCCGATTAAAAATAGGGACAACGACTGATACAACTTTCTTATCTCCAAACAATACTTTGTAATATGCTTTAGCATAATCTCTAGCCATTTTCTTTTCAGAATACTTCATTATAGTTTTCCAAGCGTTCTTGCGTAGTTTCTCTCTTAACTCTTTATCTTCCATTACCATTTTTAATCTTGCTTGAAAATTCTCTGGTGTAAATATAATACCATTCTCTCCATCTTTGATAATATCTCTTGCCATACCTTGTTCTGTGGCCATAACTGGTACTCCGCGCGCCATTGCTTCAAGAAGCCCAAGCGTGCCACTCTCTTTTTCTTCCGTTGAATACATTACATAACAAGTCATCTTGCGATATAACTCTGCTTGGAAATTAGCTGGCATCATTGCTCCTCTACCCATACCCCCGTGAAAATCTAAATTATCTTTTGGTACAGTATCCCAATAATCTGGCTTATCTACATATCCACAACCAATAACTCTGTATCCTAATTCTTTGGATACCTCACACATCTCTTTCAAGTTCTTCCAAGGCACTACTCTACCACCATATCCAACTCGCGGCTCTTCAGGATTATGGTCTTCAATATATGAATATTTATCTAAATCTATCCCGTGCGGAATTTTAATTACATTCGGATGTATCTTTCCTAACTCATTACAACCCCAATCTGTCATTTCGTTTAATGCTGTAAATGGTTTCCATTCACTCTTATTCAAACAATGATGATTATGATGAGTTAAAAACTTTGGTATATCATCTAAATCACTTGTCATCTCAAGTAATTTCAGAGCAGAGTTCCAATATTGTGCGTGCCATAAATCAATCTTAACTCCTGAGTCTAATAGTCTTTTGATTTCCATATATCCTTGTGCAACGCCTCGTGGGTGGACTACTACCTTGTACCAGTTAAATCTGGGATTGTTTTTTATGATTGAGTTTGTTAGATTTCCAATTGCCCATCCGTCGCAATCATTCGTAATTAAAATAGAAGCCATATTTTTAATGTAAATTATTAATTAATTCAGGATGATACAATGGATGACATCTCCTACAAAGTGTTAGCCCATTGCTCACTTCAAATTTCAATTCAGGATATTTTCTATAATCTTTTATATGATGTGCTATTAACATTTCTTTACCACCACAATGTTTGCAAGTATAACTATCTCTTTTTAATACTTTATTTCTCCATTCATTCCAAGTAGAACTTCCTCTACTTCCATATTTCCATAATTTATTTTCTTTCCCTCTTTTTGTAAAAGACGGATGTCCTTTTTCTGATAACAGCTTACAGACTAATCCATCTCCGCAACCTAAATCTAATATTCTCTGTTTATCTTCGTCAACAAAATCCATGATTACATCAACTAAAGACTTATACCACGGGATATTCTTGCGATACCACTCGTGATGTAACGCTCCACCTGTATCGTATTTGTCATAAATCAATTCGGACATATTCTTCAAATTTTTTAATAATTTTATCTATTCCATACTTATCTATCACCCAGTCCCTATATTCTTCTCTTTTATATGGCTTATCAAGTATATTTTTAATCTCGTCTATGGTGTCGTATAAGTATTCGGGTGGCCAAAGTGCCTCTGCACCAGGGAAACGCCTTACAATCGGTTTTAACCCCCTACACATACCTTCTAATACCGCTCTGCCGAAACTCTCGCCTATCGTGGGAAGCCATATATGTGTTTTACCTCCTAACCAATGGTTCATCTTTTCAAATTCTACATGCTTGGTGTATCCGTATCTGTCTTGTGTCTTATCTCTTAATAATCTCCAATCAATAAACTCTTTTACACTATATCCATATTTACATACCTCTCCACATTGGAATACTTTATATCTTGGATATTTTAGTAAAAACTCTGGTATCTGGTCAGTCCCTTTTCTTCCTGTGATATTCGCTATAACCGCTATATGTCTATTCTCATCATCAGTTCTTAATTGAAACTGCTCTTGTAATACTGCGTGCGGTAATACTCCAGTGTTTTGTGGCTTACAACCTACCCATCTTTTTTTAAAATACTTTAGTTGATGATTTCCTAAAGCTAATAACCATTTTACTCCTGGCCAATTCATTCTATTCAATCCTCCCTCAAATACCTCAACTCCTCTTGTTCGTACTATCAGATGTCTTAAATTATCTTTACTTGCCTGTATAGCGTCTATCCCAGCATATTCTATAAATACTACATCATATTGTTGTGGGTTAGTCATTTCTCCATAACTTCTAAAGCTCTTGATATTATACCAAGGTTTTAACTTCTCTATCAGATACTTTTCGTATGGTCCTCTTGATACCCAGCCTATTCGCATATAGCTCCTACTTTATCTGCTAATTTTCTCATCATATCTTCGGTTTGTTTGCTTCGTCCTTTCTTATTGATAATACTTTTTATCCCACAATGGACAACCAATTCGCTGTCATTCATTACGGCTACTTTACCTCCTAAACTTTGTACTCGTTCCCTAAACTCATTTGTCTTGTTCTCGTTTTCGGGGAATGGTCCACATTTCTCCCATACATATTTTGATATAAGCAAACAACTACCAGTCATTCTATCTGTTATTGTTATTCGTGGTCGTTTTTCTAACTTTTTATATGACGGCCATTTGCTTGTGTATATTACCCATACATCAGGATTCTGTTCTTTGGCTTTAACCATTTCTGTTAGCCAACCTTTAGAAAAGAATTGATCGTCATCAGTATATACCATATAATCCCAGTCTTCTTTTATACTTGCTATTCCTGCATTTCTTACTTTTACATCAGCTGGATACGGCTCTAAAGACAACCAACAATGTAATTCATATGGGTATTCTGTGTTCATATGCAATGTTTCTACTGCTTGATTTTCTAACGCAGGTCTTTTATTAGCAATAACCATTACTATCGGGATTGGTTTCATTTTAGTTTGCCCTTCCATAATTTATTTGTTAATTTTTTACCTTCAAACTTTCCTAATACACAATTATAATATGGTCTATCAGCATCGTGTAAAAATATAATCCCTTTAGGTTTCAATAAATCAATACACTCCAATAAACATCGTCTCCTCTTCCGTCCATCTACAAATATTATATCGTATTTTTTACCTAACTTCTTCGGGAACAAAACATATTCATTCATCGGCTTGGTTCGGATAGCTCGTCTGTCATCGTGTCGTAATATCTCCTCATCAAACAAATGTAATCTTACATTCTGCATATTAAGTTTTAACATCTCAATATACCATTTCACATCATATTCTATTGACTCCCACATAAAATCTATATTCTTTTCGTTTAATACATCAGAAAAATACTTTGTACTCCAGCCACTACCCCACTCAAGAATATCTAATCTGCCGTAACCTTGTTTCAGTTCAGCTTCTATGATGTCTATATCTTCCTTTAGCATAAATGGTAGTTTAGTCATTTGTTTTTATTACATTCTTCAGTATCAATACACTTGTATCTTACTCTACCCATAAAAGACATCTGCTTTGTCATCTTACTTCTGGGTAGTTTTCTTTTGCAATTAGAACATTCTACTAATTGGTCTGTTTTAAATGTTTGGGTGGTTAGTGGTTTCATATTACTTTTTACTCTTTCCTCTTTTAATTTCTATTTTAGGAATAAATATTTCTTCGTTTGGATTTTTAATAAAGAATTCTTCTGCTTCCTTTAGTAAATTATCTTGCATTTCATTTTGATATTTTCTTTTAATAATACAAAACATTGAATGGATATATGGCAAACTATCTTCTACTTTTTCATTACCATACATCGTAAATATCTCATATAATAATTCTTCTTCTAATGTTAAATTAGCCTCTCCTTTCTTTATTTTTTCTTTTATTTCTTCTATCATATTTTTATTTTAATAATTATTTCTTACAATGAAATATGATTTTGTTCCCGTGGTCTGAACATCTCCCAAATCTTACAACTTCTTTGTAGTCTTTCTTTAATATCTCCCAAGTTTTATTCTCACATTCTTTTGGTGTTAATCCTTTTCGTTTTTTCCAATGATTCCATTCTACTATCATCAACTCCTTACATTTCTCTTTCAAGAACTTTGGATAACCAATATGAAATAGCATTGATAAGTAAAAAACTATATCAACTTGCGGAACATCAGGAGTTTCATTTCTTAAATCTATACCGATATATGTGTTGTTGTAGTTACCAATATAGTTTGCCAATAACATACTTGCTTCAGCACATTTAGGGAAATCTACGCCATATACTCTTTTCGCGCCTTGTTTCGCCGCATAGTTACAGAACACTCCCGAACTACAACCTACATCCATAACAGTCTTGCCTTTGAAATCTATTTTATCAAGTCCTAAATCACCATACCTTGCTTCTGTCTTGCGAAACTTTGTTAGCCCTAATTCAGGGACAGCTTGATAATGTGTTTTGCCCCATTTGCCTAATTCTCTTACTTTGTCTTTGATTATTTCAGGATAATCTTTTGTTAAGTTCACGCTCTGGAAATCTACAAACTTACCACCAATCAAATCTCTTGTGCCATATTCTCTGTAATTTACTTTCCAGCCATACTCTACTCCTAACTTAAGTATCTTGTCGTATACTTCTTTTGAATCATTTGCCTTGCCTCTACCACCACCCATATCTTCTGTTATCTGTACATCGCATAATTTATCTTTAACATCTTTCCTGTTCCGTATCCAGCCAGTTAGCTTTACTTGTTCCAACCCATAAACTCTTGGAGCTAAATCGTGCCACGCACAGATGTTTTGGATTTGTGTCGCTTCGGGAAGTGTTGAGTTTCTTTTCTCTCCTTTTCTTTCATCGCCCCAGTTAAGTGGCTTGTCTTGGTCGTAAAAAACTTTAAGGCAGATATTCTCTCTGCCATACTTCTCTTGGAAATGTTTTAGTTGTTCTCCTCTATAAACAAAACAATGTTTGCCTATCGGTTGTCTTAAATCTTTTTTTGAATTGAATGTTATGTTAATCATAAGTTTATTAATATTTCTAATGTTTTATTATACCTCTTAATCATTGTATCTTTTTTGCCTACATCACTTATATTATCAATGACATCAGCTATCTTTACATCAACTGCTATCTCGTTCTTTGATAATCTATTTACATAATCAAAATACTTTTCGTCTTTTCGTCTGCTTAAAGCGTCTACTGCTTCTGTTACTTTTTTAGGAAAGATGTTTTTTAAATCTTCAAGTGTAATTTTTGTATCCTCAACCACATCGTGGAGTAAAGCTGTTGTTTGAGCAAACTCACCATACATATTCATACTAACACGAAAAGGGTGGACTATGTAAGGTATATCACCGCCGTCTCTTGTTTGCCCTTTATGAGCCTCGTAGGCTACTTTTAATGCTTGTTGGAACATAATTATATATTTTTAAATCCTGACCAGTTATCGTACCCAAACATATCAGGTGTCATCTTCTCTATTCTCTCCTTGATAAACTTCGGGTGGCTTTCTACATCTTTTAATATGCTTGTCCCTAATCTTCCTTTCATCTGACTTGCAAATATTGCGAACGCTTCTTTATCATTCTTACCCCAGCTCCAGTCAAAGGCTGTTGCGTAGGCTTGACTAAATCTCCAGTACTCACTTTGTGCCATTTCTTTTGTTCTGAAGAAGTAATCGTAGTTATACATATTGCATTTCATCAGTGGCATCATTGTTGATTTTGCTACGGTTACTCCTGTTAAAACTTTATTATCTCTGTCTTTACCTCTTACATACATAGGATAACACCAATCTGTCTTTTCGTCTGTTGTTCTGCCGAACTTAATTATATCTTTGAATTGTGAATTGATACATAGTGGCAATACGGCTTTCTGATACCCTTGTTTTTTATTCATCACATTATATTTCACAAAGTATGCTACTGGTATCTTAATCTGTTTATATATTTCCAGCGTTTCTCTAATCTTATCAAAATCATCTTCGTGAATAAAATAATCTATATCCATTCTTATACACCAATCTTTTGTGCAATGTTCTAATCCACAATTAAGATGTCTTGGCAGTTCACCCCATTTCCATTGCTCTGGCCATTCCATATCAATTATCTTTATCTTTGGGTCTTTCAACGCTGTTATCTCCTCAACACTTCCGTCTGTACTTCCACCATCAATAATAATAACCTCATCAGCTAAAGCACGATAACAATTTATCGCCTCCATATATGCGTACTGATATTTTTTTGGATTTGTTATACAAACAAATATTGATATTGTAGCCATAGTTTTTTTATTCCTTTAATCCCCTCCTATGCAATCAAATTTTTTAGCTTTTTATATAAATCTAAAATTAACTTCCTGTTGTTTCCGTTGCTGGAACGCTATCGCTCGAGCGAATACCCTATCATCGTGTTTATTATCTAAATGTACTGGTTTATTTTTATCATCATACTGCATATCCATTAACTCGTTTTGTGCTTCGGGATATGTTTCAAGTAATTCTCCTTTACGATACGCTTCCTCTAATTCTGTTATCATCAGTGGTCTTGATGTGCTACTTGTATTCCATTTACTGAACTCTATATCTAAATCTTCTAATTTCTGACAATGTGCTACACCGACTCCATTCTTCTCAACTCCCAATCTTACTTTATACTTCTTACAAATATCAGCTACTTGTTTACAGAATACATCTATCGGCTCGTTGCTTGTTATCTCATAAGCTACTTTCATAGGATTACTTGTTTCTAATAAAGCGAAACAATGATTATCTCCTCCTGATACCCCTTCAGCTCCGTCTACACCGCCTATATACTCTTTATCAGTGCTTAATGCAGGTCTATCAGTCATATTAACTGTCTTGAATACTGGTCGTCCTGATTGGAGAAAACAACTAATGTCGTCCTCAATAAATTCTTGAAAGAATAAATCATCTTTATCCCATATCGTATATCTTCGCCACCTTATCTGACCCATTGATATATTAAGAGATTTTTCTTTATCTGACATTTCTTCTCTCAATATATCATTCTGTATTTGAGATGATAGCTTAAGAGATAAAATTTCATCTTTTGTAAATTTATATTCATTTAATAAAAACCAAGGATATAAATGTGGTTTATAGATACTTTGACCATTCTTTGCTTTCTGCCATTCGTTATAAAACCAATTACCTCTACCATTTGGTGTACTTTCAATAACAATTTTTCCATCAATAGGAACAGATGATGTAACCCCAGCCATTATCTTTTCAGCTTTATCAAAAAATGCACATTCAGAAAGATGTAATCTTCGTAATGTATCACCTCGTCCAACCGCTTTTTGTCCTGCTGTTCCAATATAGTAGTTGCTATTCGTCTTTTCAAAGGACAAGCTTGAGGCTGTTTCGTATTTGATAGCAGGCTTTACTTCAAGATTTTCTATATAGTATTTATTTTTTGCAAATAATCTTTTCGTTGCTTCTGTTTCGTGACTTAATACCATTGAGTTATTAGCTCCCCTTATACAATCAATTAACATATCAGCTATTATATATGAACTAAATCCTTCCTGTCTTGCCTTTAATATAATATCCCTATTTGTTCTCTCCTTCTCGTACTTCGTCTGCACCTCGTTCAGATTGAACTTTACTCTTTGCCCCTGCTTGTTTATTATCCACAACAACCCCTGAATTAGTTCTTTGTTTGTTCTCATTTTCTTTTTCTTTTATATCATCAGCATTTAATAAATCTTCTAAAGTCTTTGATTTACCTTGATTAACATTCTCTGTATCAAATCCTAATAGTTTAGCTCTTCTTTCTTTTATCTTGTTGATTGAGTTCATTGCACCTGCTTGTTCGTTTGGTGTTTTACTTGTTCTAAATATAAGCCAACACTTCTTTTCCATATATTCTAAATCAGATAATTCTTGTTTTAACATTTTATCTAAATCATTGAACTTTTTAGCTCTGTTCCTCATTCTTCGTAAAGCAATTGATTTGTATTTTTTTGCTGTTCTTTCGTCAATACCTAAAATCCTAGCAATTTCCGTGTCCTTGCTTATCTTTTGCATTATTAGTTCTTCAGTCGTTTCTAATAACCCTTCTTTCTTAATTAGTTCAATATCCCCCATAAAACATCATTATATTGGTAAAATCTGTCTATCTATGTTCCTTTTTCATACCTTTATTATACTATTGTGTTGCTTTTTTGTCAAGAAGTCTATATTTATATTAAAAAACATAATTGGCTTTTTTATTATTCCTGCCTAAGTCGGACTTATGGAAAGGACTTTTATTTAATGCGTGTCCTCTTGCGCAACCAATTATGTTTATAAATTTATATGGTATAATTTTATCAATTTTGAACTTCCATTTGCATTATCTATCCTGCCCTGTCCTAACATTTCGTATTGTAATTCTTCATAACTGCTTTTATCTATTGCTTGTTGTATCTGATCGTAACTATATTCTTTTTCTTTTTTGTAATCTTGTGCTTCTTCTCCTATTATTGCATAATGTATGTCTAATATTTCGCTATCTTTTTCTAACCAGTAATGTAAATATCCATCTGCTTTTCCTTCTATTATTTTATAATCTTTCCTCTCTTGTTTAGATAATTTTTTTAAATATTGTATACAAGAGTAATAACACCTACCGTTTGGAGCTTTTATTTGTTTTAGTATTTCTTGGTTCATATATTTATTAGTTATCTTTCTTAATACTTTAATTATATACCTCATATAAAATCTTGTCAAGCGTCCTTTATTCATACGGCTTTCTAGCTTCTTATTAAAAGTTATCCACAGGGACAAGAAGTCTATATTTCATCTTCTAATCTTAATTATTCTTGTATTTACCATTGTCCCACTTTCTTTAAAAGTGCTTTCTGGATTGTTAATTATTTCTGCATTATTATCTTCAAGGAATTGTCTAAACTCAACTGATTTTTTGTTCTCTCTAAAAAATGGACTTTCACTGACTACTGATATAAGTATTCCGTCTTTCTCCAAATATTCAAAAGCTTTCAATATATGGTCAATATCTTGCTGTTTTGAAAAAGGAGGGTTCATTATTATCTTATTAAATAATCCGAATTTACCTGTAATAAAATCATCTTTTACTATTGTTCTGTATCCTTTCTCTATTAGTTTATTATAATTGTTTTCATTCAATTCATTAAGATGTAATTTACCTGTTTTTATCTCATCTGCTATTGCTCCCAAACCAGCACTTGGCTCTAAAATGACATCAGTTGGTTTTAATTCAGCCATTTCAATCATCTTTATAGCTAACTCTTTTGGTGTTTCAAAAAACTGAAACTCTTTTTTTATATCTTCTACTTCTCCAGTCAATAATAAATTTTCAAATATATCAACAGGATAATCTTCAAAAATATGTCCTTTCTCTTTTCTATTCCACTTACCGCCTATTGCCTCTAAACACTTATTCACTGCTATATATGTTTTTCTATCTAATTCTATTTTTGGTAAATACACAATATGCACATCACCTGTTGATATTGTACATTTATCTAAAATGTTTAAAATGTTTTGTTCTATTTTCATATTTTTTTTGTTTAATTATATTTCATCTTCTTTTACTCCTATTTCATCA